TACCCCCAGTTAAGATACACTGTAGTATTCTAGCAGAAGATGCTATCAAGGCGGCTGTAAATGATTACCGTAACCGACACAGCAGCTAAAAAAATACAACAGCAACTAGCCCAACGGGGCAAGGGCAAGGGACTCTCTATAGGTATTAAAACCACAGGGTGTTCTGGTCTGGCCTATACTTTAGAATATCTAGATGATGTTAGCGATCTAGAACCCGGTTATACCAAACTCTACGAAAAATTTTGCATTTATATCAACCAAAAACATTTACCCTATTTCAAAGAACTAGAAATAGACTATGTTAAGCGAGGACTCAACGAAGGATTTGAGTTCCGTAATTCAGCTGAAAAAGATCGCTGCGGCTGCGGCGAATCCTTTAGAGTTTAATACTTTCCCACAGGCCAGTCTATACTAGCTGGCATATCCCATATTTTCTTACGTTCAACGCCTTTACGTTGAGCAAATCTTTTACTATCGCAGTTAGTACAACAATGGAAATAGTTGTTGCTCAATCTCTTAGACTGTAGATGTTTTAGATCTCTTTCAAACTCGCTGTCGCAGTTATCACATCGCAGCGTTACGATAGTTTTTTTTCTCGTGTAACTATGCACAAGACCAGTCTTGCTGGTTCTAGTGTATTCGCAAACTACGATTTTAGTTCCTAGAAACATTCTGTATTTACATCAGGCTTATAAAATTTTACGATAAATACTTTGGATAAACTCACCTCTAGGATATAACATGGCAAGAAAGATTATCGATATCGGAACCATCGGCAATGACGGTACTGGTGACAGTATACGTGACTCGTTCCGTAAAGTAAACGACAACTTCCGCGAGCTGTATAGCTCACTGGGTCTAGGCGAAAGACTAACTTTTATCGGTCTTTCGGACGTAAGATTTGATGCTCAGACACCCCCATACAACGAAAACGGTAATGGTTATGTAGGTTTTGAAAATGCTATTCTTACAGTAAACAGAGACGAAAGCGGTATTTCTTTTAAACAAATTATTGCTGGCACAGGTATACAGATCGACAGAACAACCAGTGACACTGAAATCGAAATCAGTACTTTGTTTGCAGAAATATCCAATGATCCTAGCCCGCAGTTAGGTGGAGATCTTAGTGCTAGAGGCGGTGCTGTACAACATAGAATTAAAGATCTAGGAACTACGATCGATCCGTTACTTCCTATTTTCCAACACGAAGCGGTAAACAAAGCCTACGCAGATACTAAACTATCAAGAGCGGGCACAGATGCTATAGACCCAAGAACTGGTTTTAATAATCCAGATTTTGGAAGAATGACTGGTCCATTGATTCTTTCCAGAGATCCCGAGCCGGACGACGATGAAATATTTGACGGACTTATCGCTGCCAGCAAACGATATGTTGATAGCTCAGCATTCGGTAGTGCTGTAAATCTTTATGTAGCTACTTCGGGAGCAGACGAGCGTCCTGGAGTAAGTTCTGCACTACAAGGTCGAGCACTGGCCTATGCTTATAGAACTTTAGAAGCAGCATTAAAACGTGCAGAAGAACTGGTACTAGAGTCTAGAGTTGATATCGGACCCTACAAAAAGATCTTAACTTACAACCAAGGAGAGTTTAAGTGTACACTAAGTTCTATTAGTGAGGCACCCGGATCAGGTAGTGGATTTGATGGTAAAGTATTCATGAGTGTGGATACTATAGAAATCTTTAGAAACCCTGACAATATTCCTATCAGAGGTAATAACTATCGAGTAGGAGACATCATTGAGTTATTCGGTGGGGCACCTACTGATGTTCCTTGCAGATTAGAAGTACTTTCTACTCTGACTAACCCAGGCGGAGTTTTAACATTTAGAGTTATATCTGCAGGTGTTTATGAAACACTACCTTCAGAAGTTTCAGGCGGGGGAGTTCCTGCTACATCAAATAGTCAGTTCGGTACAGGTGTTAGATTCGCTGTTACCTATAAAGTAAACAAAGTTGAAGTATTAAATGGCGGAAGTGGTTATGGTCTCGTGTCTGTAAGATTCGAACCAGATATTTTAGATACTACTGGATCGGGAGCTTTTGGTACTGCTGATGTAGTTGATGGGGAAGTGATCAGTATTACTTTAGATGATCCTGGATCGAGATTTACCGTCAAACCCGAAGTTGTAGTTAACCTTCCTAGATTTAAAATCTTTACCGGAGGTCTTCGCACTGACTTCACTGGAGACGTTGAAAATCCAGATCCTGTGGCTGCAAGAACACGAGATGTTAGAGAAGGACTCTATCTCAGAGGAGAAGAATCTGGAGCACTAGCACAGATACTAGCACACAGTGGTGAGCTAGATGGCCTAGATGAAATCTTTGACGTGGATATTAAGTTTGGAAGATTTATTGAAGGCGAGGAAATAGCCTACGGTGACGTAACTAAAAATATTCAAATTACAGTGTTAATAGAATCCGGAATCTACGAAGAAAACTATCCTCTGCGTGTACCACAAAACGTTGCTATTGTCGGTGATGAATTTAGACGTGTGCTTATTAAACCTAAGAAAGGAGAAAGTTCTAGTCCCTGGGCGTTTTTAAACTTCAGAAGAGACACAGTCATTGATGAGTTAAACGTTACCACTCAGTTATTCGGTTATCATTATCTTCAAGAATCAACACAGCCTGTTTATCCTCTGGTCGATAATAAAGGATCATACCGAGCAGCAGCTAACCTGTTGTCACTTAACAAGAGTTTCGTACAGTCTGAAGCTATATCTTGGATCAACAATCAAATTGATAACAACCTAACTCCTTTTATCGGGTTCCAATATGATGACGGTGTATGTGCTAGAGACATTGGTCTAATCATTGATTCATTGATATTTGATCTTAGATACGGCGGTTACAGCAGAACTGTTTCAGCTGCTTTGAAATATCGAGGAAATGCCAGCGGTAGATTTGCTATCGACCCAAGCGGTCAACTTTCACAGACTGTTGCAGCTATTGAAAAGGTCAAAGATTATCTTTTAGACATAATAGCCAATCAAGAAATAACCCCAATCTATAATACTTTAAGATTTCAGATCATCGACGAAGGTTTCGTTGCAGAAACTGGTTCCGATGCCGTTATCGTCGATCTTATCGATTCTCTGATAGATATCATTGAGGATTCTGGAGCTGTTAACTATCCTAAGAACAACGATCAAATCGATGTGTTCCTGTGTAACGATGCTGTAATCCTAAGAGCCATGACTATGCAAGGCCATGGCGGATTTTCTATGGTTCTTGATCCGGATGGACAGATCCTAGCGAAATCTCCCTATTCTCAAGAATGTGCTTCATTCTCTAAAAGCACAGGATTAAAAACATTTGCCGGTGGTATGTTTGTTGACGGCTTTACTGGTAACTTACAGTTTAGATTAACAGAAAGAAAAATTGTAGAAGGTAGCCCAAGTAATATTAGACTAGGTGTAAGCGGATTAATTAAGTTCCCTAATCTACCTGCATCATTTATTGTCAACGACAACGTCTATCGTATTAACTATGTACGAGACTTTACCTATAGCCCAACAGGCAGCACAGCTACATTTGTACTAGACGAAGTAACACCGTTCCCATATCCAATAGGAGAGCAGTCAATCACAACTGTTACTCCTGGCAATCCCGGAAACTTTTTCAAGTTAAACCATTTCTTACAGATCGGTGCTACTATTAAGTTTACAACCACTGGCACCTTCCCGGAAGGTTTAGAAGGTAATAAAGAATATTTTGTTATCGCCGAAGGATTTAATCCCAACAACTTTACAGTAACTGACATTCCAGGATCTATTAATGGTGTAGAAATTACCACAGTTGGCACAGGAACTCTATCATACGAAAGAATCTATGAAGTTCTAATGCCAGGTAATAGATCTATGTTGAGCAATGACTTTACACAGATCGCAGACCTAGGCTACGGATTGATTGCAACTAACGGCGGCTTAACTGAAGCTGTTTCGATGTTTACCTATTACTGCCATATCAGTTATTATTCTCTGAATGGTGGACAGATTCGAAGCATTGGTGGATCTAGTGCTCATGGTGACTATGCTTTAGTAGCAGAAGGTGCTGATCCTTTAGAGATTCCTACCCCGGTATCTCTGTATTATGATCTAGGTCAAGGCGCTAGATGCTATTTCCCCACTTCATTATATGCTAACGAAGTCAATGGATTAATAATTTACGTTGATGGATATGATTATGTTCCGTTATCAAACAGTGAACTAGAAGTTATACACACCGACGGCGAAATTTATAGATATGCTATTAACTCTGCCGATACTACAGATTTACCAGCTGGCGTTGCTAAACTTACTCTAAGCAGTACGGGTAACACGGCCACTGCTGGTCTAGCAGCGGTTGTTCCTGATAACACTCCGTTGTCTATTAGACAGAACTCTCAAGTAATATTAACAGGAGATGTTGTAGAAGTTGCCACAAGACCTTCTACTGCGTTGGTTTTAAATGAATCTTCAAGTGTTTATCGTATTCTACAGTTCAGCGCATTTAATGATGCAGACGGAGCTCAGTCGGTTACAATCACTCCCGGTGACCCTGCTACCATTGTCTGTGCAGGTCATCAACAGCTTGCTGGATATATCGTTACGTTTGAATCTGTTGGCGGAACATTACCTAGTGAATTAAGTGAGGGAGTTTTCTATTATGTTCTAGAAACTGGCCTTGCAACTAATAGTTTCTTGATATCGGAAAATCCCAATGGTAATCCTTTAGAGATTACATCTGCAGGCACAGGTACTATAACCATACAGTCGGGCGGATTGGCTAGAACAACTCTTAGAGAAAACTATGACTACGTAGATATCACAGTTCTTACTCCTAACGAGTTTGTCGGAACACCCACAGTCTGTACTATAACCATAGCGACTCCTGCTGTGATTTCCACAGGTTCTGCACACGGTCTATTTGCCGGTGATGTGATAAGATTTATCACAACAGGAGTATTGCCAACAGGTATCAATGACGGTAGACATTACCACGTATTATCAACAGGACTCACCGGAACTAGTTTCCAAGTTAGCTTAGAACCCAACGGGCCAGCTGTTGACACTTCTGACACACAAAGTGGAACACATAGATTTGGCAAGGTCAAGGGAAGAATTGGAGACAATAACTTTGCTGTTGTTGCTGTAGGTCCTGGAGACAAATCTAGACTAAGATCCGCAAACTATAAGTTTGTTTGGGTTGGTACTGAATATACCATCACTGACTACGAAGATGAAAGCGAAACCGGTGAAGCCTACGGTAGGATTACCTTTACGCCTGCTCTACAACTAGATGCTGTATCCGGCAAAGGTGACGTTCTTAAGTTTCCTGCTGTACCAACCTTAAAGGCCGGTGTTCCAAAGAGAACATCAGGAGCCAACGGTTCGTTGACCATTCGAATCTCGCTAACTCGTGTAACATCACATGACTTGCTAGAGATTGGTACTGGTTCATATGCAGACACAAACTATCCTAACGAGATATATGGTCCTCCGGTTAATGCCTTGGACGATTCTAAAGAAACTCAAGAAAGAGGATCGGGACGTACATTCTATGTAACCACTGACCAGTTTGGTAACTTTAGAGTAGGTCCATACTTCCGTGTTGACCAAGGTACTGGTACTGTTACGTTCTCTGCGGCCATCGCTCTGAGTAACCTAGACGGTCTAGGATTTAAACGAGGCGTTCCTATTGCTGAGTTCTCAGTAGACGGAACCATGGGCGACAATGCCACTGACACAGTGCCTACTGAAAATGCCGTTAGAACTTATGTCGACAAGAGATTGGGAGTCAGCCACACAGGAGATGTTTTAGAACCTGAAGAAACTATTCCTATTCTAAGTGGTGGCTTTATGAGTTTGGGTTTACCAACTCCTATGAAGACCACGATGAATCTCAACAACAACAATATTTCTAATGTTGCAGATCCTGTGTTAGATCAAGATGCAGTTAACCTTAGAAGTTTGATATTCAATAACTTCCAAGAGATGTCCATTACCAATCCAAAGGCTGGAGACATTCTAGCTTTCACTGGAACTGGTGATGATGCTGTAAACGTATCAGTAACTGGAGATATCAGATTTGGTAATCTTGAACCGGGTATAGATTCAAGTATAGGTACAGTCAATGTTCAAATAGTTGACGAGACCATCGTTAACTCTGACATAAGTCCTAGTGCTGCTATTGCTCAAAGCAAACTAATTTTAAATGCAGCCACTACCAGAGCTAATGCTACAGGTATTGCACAGGCCGATCGAGGATTGGCTAGTTTCAACAGCGGAGTATTCAATGCGACTAATGGTTGGATAGATCTTGCAGATAACGGTATTCTATTAGGTAAGCTACAGCAGATATCAGCAGATACTGCCTTGGGTTACTCAGGAATCGGTACAGGTACGCCAACTGCGGTGCCGTTCTCTACAATCATTGCTGACGGCGATGGTATCAGCAAGACACAATACTCTGGTGCTAATCCCGGTGGAGGTGGAGGCATATATGGGCGAGGAACTGTGTTATTCCGAAGAGATGGATTCTCTGGAACTGGTGCTTTATCTGATACACACTATGCTCGAATATCGCTCGAAAGCAACTATGATGGTACAGGCAATACTATAATCATCAGAGACAACAATGGTGATTATGAAGCTCGTACAGCTATCCTACAGGATGTAAGACTAAGAACTTCGGCAGAACTTGCAGGTGCAGGAACACTGGCTTTGGTGAGATCAACATCAAGCGGCGGCGGTTCAGGTACACATCGTTTATACGGTTGGAATGGACAAGGTGGTGTGTTAGTAGGATCCGATACTGCAGGTGTTGGCACTGCCAATAACGTTACCTTCTACGACAATAATCAACATCACTTTAGACAGCAGAATCCTTCATTAGGTGATGCTCCTATTATCTGTAGTCAAGTAACTGCCAGAGCTATTACCACAGGCGGCGATAGTACCACAGGTACTATTACAGGACAGTGGACTCTGCAGAGCACACCTGGCGGTACAGCTGGAAAAGGAAACTCAAGATTGCAGGCAACCTATGCCGCTGACCTTGCTGAGTTCTACGAAGGCGATAAAGATTATGATGTAGGAACTGTATTAGTGTTTGGAGGAGAAAAAGAAGTAACTATTTCGACCGCTCATCTAGATACTAGGGTAGCAGGTGTAGTATCTAATAATGCTGCGTTCTCGATGTATGCAGCATGTCCCGGATATAAAAATCAAGTGGCACTACAGGGTCGTGTGCCTTGTCGTGTAGTAGGTAAAATCAACAAAGGTGATATCATGGTAACCAGCAATATACCAGGAGTTGCCGTAGCTACCAAGGATCCGAAACCTGGTACTATAATAGGTAAAGCCTTAGAAAACTATGACTCAGATCATATCGGAATGATCGAAGTCGCTGTAGGAAGAACATAATGTCTAGACAACAGATAGATCCAAAAAAAGCCCCGATATTATGGGATACTGTAAACGAGGCTTTTGATAAAATAAACAGTAACTTCGTTGAGCTATATCTCAGCTTAGGCAGTGGTGGGGCAGTAGATCTAACTGATCTTTCTACTTCAATATCACCTAGTACCACTGAGGTTTACAATCTAGGTAGTCCGACTAAAAGATGGAAAGATCTATACCTCAGTGGTTCAACTATCTATTTAGGAAATGCAGTTATCACTGCGTCTGGCGGTGCAGTTAACTTGCCCGCTGGCTCAACTATCGCAGGCAGTGTGCTTGACAATGAATACTTTAGAGAAATCGCTGTAGCTGGTCAGACTAATATCGTAGCCGATGCCGGTGGTAACGATATATTAACCATTGCTGCAGGAAACAGCGGAATAACTTTAACAACTAATGCAGGCACAGATACATTAACTATTTCTAATAGTGGTGTAACAGGAATAACCACCGGCGCTGGTATTTCTGTAAATCAAAGCACAGGTCCAGTTGTTATCACTAACGTTGGTGTTACTGGTCTAAGTGCTGGAACAGGTATTGGTGTTAGTGGTCCTAACGGTAGCGTTACTATACAGAATACAGGCGTTACAAGACTAGAAGCAGGCGGCGGTATTACTTTAGATGTTAATACTGGTACGGTCACTGTTACTAACAATAGTCCAAACATTGTACAGAACCTTTGGAGATTCATCGCTGTTACAGGATATACTAATCTAGACCCTGTATCGGCATCATCAACACTGACTTTTGAAGCCGGTAACGGAATGAATGTTCAGTCATCCTTGGCCCAGAATAAACTTACATTTATTAATACAGGTGTAACCAGTTTAGGAGTAGGAGCAGGAATCAGCGCAAGCGGTGCTACTGGATCTGTAACTTTAACTAACACCGGTGTAACATCACTGGGTGCAGGAGATGGTATTTCGGTATCAGCATCGACCGGTGGGGTTACAATCACTAATACCAGACCAGGATTTACGAACATCGCTGTACAGGGACAAAGTCCTATACAGGCAGATGCAACTTCAGATACATTAGTTCTTATCGCAGGCGAAGGCATTGAACTGATTGCTGATCCAGTGACAGATAGTTTAATCATTGCCGCAGAAGCTAATATTAAAACTTCTATATTCGGTGAAAACTCGACTCTGTTAGTTGATTCTGTTAATAGTCGAATCGTTGGGCCCGTTGATACATCAAGTTTACGCACTTCAGAAAGTGAAATAAAATTAGGTCAAAATGCTGGTCGTGATAATCAAGATACCCATGCAGTGGCCATTGGTAGGAATGCAGGTACAACTAATCAAAGCAGACGTGCTGTTGCCATTGGAACCCAGTCTGGTAATATTTCACAAGGGTTTGCGGCTGTAGCTATTGGCGCAGATGCTGGTACTACTTCACAAGGTGTCTATGCAGTAGCTATTGGTCAGCTTGCCGGGTCAGCTAACCAAGGAGCTAATTCTATAGCTATTGGATATAATGCCGGCCACATTAGCCAAGCTGCAAATAGTATTGTGTTAAATGCTAGCGGTGCTGTACTCAACGGCGCAGCAGCTGGTTTCTATGTAAGACCAATTAGAGAAGACACTGGTCCGCAAACTGTATACTACAATCCTGCAACATATGAAGTCACATGGGGTCCGGTGCCATCTGGCGGTGGAGGTGGAGGTGGAGGTGGAGGTGGAGATTTTGAACTTAATGTAGCTGCCGACGATTCTACCCTTATAAGAGTAAACAGTGGAGAAACTTTAAAGTTTGTAGGTACTGGCGGGATTACAACTACATCTAATGCAGAAGGCCAGATTACTATCAGCGGTGCTGCACTAACTAGTCTTGCTGGTAGAGGAGATGTATTTGGTACTACAGGATCATTGATCAATAGTGCTACTGGTAACCTTAGTATTACTGGATTTAAAGGTTACATGATGTATAAGATCGCTACTTCTGCCGCAGCTTGGATAAGAATTTATACCAGTACCGCAGCAAGAACCGCAGACAGCAGTCGAGCAGAAGGTACTGATCCTAGTCCTGGAGCAGGAGTTATTGCCGAGGTAGTAACCACTGGAGCAGAAACAGTTTTATTAAGTCCGGGTGTCATAGGATTTAACAATGAATCTATTCCGACAAACAGTATAGAAGTTGCAGTTACCAACAAAAGTGGCGGAACTAGAACTATAACAGTGACTTTAACTGTAGTTAAACTGGAAAACTAATATGAGTTTGCTTGATTATGTTAGAGTTCAAGAATACATAGTGACTCTTCATTCTAAAGAAGATCTGGAATCTCTCTACGACGATCTGGAATCGGAAGGCAAAAGTCCCAAAGGTACAGATATAACAAGAGCTGTAACATGTCTATATAGAAGACCAACCAGTAGAAATACTCACTATCTATTAACTGCGTGGGAGGCCGATGAACTAAAACAAGATCCTAGAGTTAAAGTTGTAAGCCTGCATCCAAGAGAACTAGGTATTAAAGCAGGCGAAACTTCAGTTACACAGACTTCCACTGAATGGAATAAATCTACAACCACTGCTGTTCCGCATAAAAACTTTGCACTATTGAGATGCACTGAAGGTCAACAAAGATCGGGATGGGGCAACGACGGTACTCAAAATCAAGCAGGAACGATCACACTCAGCCAGATCGGAAGAAACGTTGATGTTGTTATAGTCGATGGAGACGGATTGATAACCAGCCATCCAGAGTTCGCATTGAATGCAGATGGTACCGGCGGAGCAAGGGCTCGATATTATAACTGGTTTCAACACAATCCAGCTGTCACTGGTGGCAGTGCCGGAAACTATGTCAATGCCGGTAATTTTGGATCTTATCATTCTATACACGTGATGGGCACCACAGGTGGAAATACACAAGGTTGGGCTAGAGGAGCCAATCTCTACAACATATATTATGATGCTGGTGATCCCGGTGATTTCAGCTATGTCTATGATTATGTGAGAGAATTTCATAGAACGAAATCTACAAATGTTGTCACTGGTCGTAAAAATCCTACTATCTGTAACAACAGTTGGGGTCAAAGTATTTTCCCCTCACAGTGGAGTTTCAGTGATATTACTGCGGTGACCTATAGAGGAACAAGATTCACTCCTCCTAGTGGAACATCCACTTACGCAGGTATTAGTGGAGTATACAGTAGTTCTTCATTGCTGTCATCATTTACTGGTAATCCAGAAAATCTAGCACAGAGAATACAAACTTCTGGATCTGAAACAAATCCAACACCCCAGGCTTCTTATAGCTCAGTTCCACCTTCTTGGACGCAGTCTGGAAATCAAGTCTATCTCAGCAGTTTATCTGCACCTGACAGTACCTATACAGTGCAAGTCAATGTGACTGCAACCTTGACAGTGAGCGTTAGACATAATGTTGCTGTTAGCGTGTCTTCTGGAACTGTAACGCTAACAGGAGAAATTATTGTTGATCCTCCTATATCCGGAGCCACTACCTATTCTTCAACACCGGCCACTGATGTTGAGGCCGAAACATTGATAGATGAAACGATCACTTTCAATGAGGTTGGCATTTACACCATTACCTATAATACCACTGTAAACACAGCTTCTGAAAATCCTGTGTTTGCTTCATTACTTTCAACAACTATAAATGTTACCTCAGGTGCACCATTCGCTTCGGTCACTAACTTGGGCAGTGTCAGCATCGGATCAACTACAGGATTGACCTTTGACCAGGTAGTAGATTTCGGAAACAATGATGATGGATATTGGCAGATAAATTTGCCTTTCACTATTCAGTATCTAAGTCAAAACTATAACAGTGTATTTGTAGGAACCAATACCTATCTAACATTTGGTAGTGGTTCTACTCAATATTCGGGACTCGGTCCTAGTAGTCCTAACTTACCAAAGATAATGTTAAGCTCTGCTGATAATTCTGTGCAAAGGATTTATTATGGAGTAGAGGGTTCGAGTCCGAATAGGATCTTTAGGATAATCGTAGAAGGAAATGCTTCAACATCGGGATTTGTCGGTAACCCTGGAATGAGATATGAGTACAAGTTTTATGAAAATGCTGCTAGTCAAATAGATCTCATCATCGCTCAAAATAACAGAAAAACCACATCGGGTGGTGGATTTACTTCTAGTCAACTCAACAGCTGGGGATTTATCGCCAGTCAACGGATTCCTCAACGTGTAGCAGGGTTAGATGCTGATCTCGAAGATGCCATAGACGAAGGCATAATCATTGTAGGAGCAGCAGGTAACGGACGATGGAAACACGATGTACCGGGTGGCCTTGATTGGGACAATACTTTTGAAATGGCTAATAGATACCCCGGTAGTGTAAGTCAACCCTACTATTATATGAGAGGTACTAGTCCTACAGCCAACGATACCGCTGCCAATGGTGGCTACGATATTCCTAATATCTGTGTAGGGGCTATAGGTCTTATTAGCAACGAACGAAAAGTGGATTTCTCGGATTGTGGACCAGGAGTGGATATCTATGCTCCTGGAGATTATATCATAAGCTCATGGAATAGCAGCGGAGTTACTAGTTTTGTTGCAGATGCTAGAGGTGGTGGTAATCTTGCTAAAATATCCGGAACCAGCATGGCCAGTCCTCAGGTCTGCGGTGTTTTAGCCTGTGCGTTAGAAACCTATCCAGATATGACACAGGAACAGGCCAAGGCCTACATCATGGGATTAGCCAAGACTGGTCAGATCAACGACACAGGTGGCGGACCTACTGACGGAGCATCGCTGCAAGGATCACCTAATAGATATTTGTTTTACAGAATTGAAAGACCGGTTTCGGGAAATACCTTTCCTAAACTTAACTATAAACTTAGACCAACATCTGGGGCTGTATATCCTAGACCAAGGATTAGAAGGAAATAACGGAGCGCATTATGGCAAAAAAAGTAATCAATGTAGGCACACAAGCTAACGACAAAAAAGGCGATAGTCTACGATCTGCGTTTACTAAAGTTAATGAAAACTTCACTGAACTTTATACAGCACTAGGGTTAATCAACGATGCAGATGTAAACCTAGGAGCATTTGAGTTTGACGGTAGTGTGATGAGCACCACAGATAGTTCAGCTATCGTGATTGATCAGGCAACTACTATTACCAGCAATTTGACAGTGGGTGGGGATGTTTTGCCCAGTGTGGCTCTTGGTGGCGATCTAGGCTCATCCGCTAGACCTTGGCGCAGTCTGTATGTGAGCAACAACACAATTTTCCTAGGTGGCACGGCATTATCTGTAAACGGTGCAGGCAATCTATTGGTCAACGGCAGTTTAATAACAGGTGGCGGTGGTGGAAGTAGTTTAGTCAACGGTGCCAACACAGTTAGCCTCGGCTCAGATGGTATACTGACATTGCCCAACGGTGCAGTGATCCGAGATACTGCTGGTGATGCAGTAGCATTCGGGCAAGGTGCCGGTGAAACTTCTCAAGGCACCTATGCAGTAGCAATGGGTGCTAATGCTGGCAATGACAGTCAAAGCACCAATGCAGTAGCAGTGGGTGTCCAGGCTGGACAGACTACACAAGGTGTTGCCGCGGTGGCCGTTGGCAATGCCGCCGGTAGAGA